CCGGGAGCGGGTGGGGTGCTATACTAGTAGCGGGGGACGCTCCCGGCCGCCGGAGGTACCCAGGAAGCCCGTCAAGGGAGAATAGCGGACGGGGGACTAGACAGGGGGGACGAGGTGTGGTACGGTGGAGATGCGGCCCAAGCCGTACCTGAAATTGTGTTCTTTGACAATTGAATAACAAACACTCAACAAGTGCCTTAAACCTACAACTGGGACATGCACGTCGGGATATCTTTCAAATCCGGCGTCCAGCGGTAGGGGTGCGGTGCCCGTCCCTGCGTTAACTGTAGGGGCTGTAGGCATAGTAGGCATAGATTGGGCTATGGCGGCAAACAGGGCGGCGCCTCGCGCGCGTCCCGATTTTTTCTTCTACTACTACTACTACTACTACTACTACAGAAGAAATAAAAAAAAAAAAAGTCGGTGCCCGTGGGACGGTTAACGAGCCGCCTGTAGGCATATCCTGTGGCCCCTCAGCCACAATCCTAGTCCGCGGTAGGCATCTGGACCTACCGGAGATTGGTCTTTCAAGGCTTGGGACACGCAGGGCGTGCGGGCACTCAACGGGGTCATGGGGGGATGTGCTTGACGCAGAGCCTTTACAGACTACAACTCCAGGTTGGTCGTCAAGGGGTAAGATCGACTACTCCGAGTACACTAGACGTACTAAGACTCAACCGGAGGTTGGACCACTAGCTGCAGGTTGTATGGTGGGGTACCTGCAGGCGACATAGGTGTGGGACGCTTCGGGACAACTTCCGGATGCGAGCTACTAATTGGAGGTTGAAGTTGTAGAGACCACAACCGGCAACCTTCAGTTAGGATGGGACAGACTGACGCAGGGAGGTACAGCCCTAAGTTGTCTATAGGGCACAGTACACCTAACCGGAAGTAGAGACACGGCGCGGATACACTCGCGCTAGGGTTGAGGGAACAGGCCCATACAGCACCAAGTTGAGTGTGTGTATCAAACGGCGACAACCTGGAGTTACGTGTACAGGCGGTCGCCAACAACTCAGATTCAAAGTATTCCTCCAGGCTGCCCGCGAGAGTGGTAGGGCGTAGTGACTACACCTAGCGACCGGCGGTTGTTGTTAACTATATCGAAAGTTGTTAGGGAATTTGCGTCACAACTTCCGGACGTGTAGTTCAAGTGTTCGTTCAACGGGGTATCCCCCCACGCGACCTATTGACGGCTGGGCGCGGCTGTGCTATTGTGGGACGAATCGCGGCGTAGTGCGCACCTCGTGTCAATAACCCGAGGTGAAGGCGTGTGAGAAAGTTTAAGTTTGGTGTGGTGGGTTGCAATCACTAAGCCTCAATGTGAGCGGCAAGTCGAGAGCCGTTTGCGCGAACTACATGACGTTTATGCCCCTCAAATTTTAACTAGGGTCCGGCACGCGAACCGGGACATTTTGGCTCCTCGTCCGTTTCTACCTAGGTATCTATTCGTGCGCCCCACACGTGCGGGTGCGCGCGCGGTCCTATCTATTGGCGGCGTGTGCGGGCTACTTTCGTTTGGAGATCATCCGGCCAAAGTGCCGGACTTTGTGGTGGAGGACATTCGAGGTAGAGAAGTTGACGGACTGATTCCGGTTCCTCCTCCTGAAGTCAAGTCTTTTCCGTTCAAGGCTGGCGATTCAGTTGTAGTGTCTAGTGAATTGATGGGGGACATTTCTGCTTTATTCGTTTGTAGACAAGGGCCGGGGCGAGTTAGAATTTTAATGCAATTGATGGGGAAATGGCATAAAGCCACAGTTCCTCTTGGCTCCATACATGACGCAACTTCCTAGAAAAGGCCCCACATACGACATTAATGTATTCCGGGAGCGTGCGCGGGAGCGCCGTGTGGGCCGGAAGGAGACGGCCGAACGGAAGCAGGCGGTGCTGGATGCTTTATCTTCAGGGCTAACTGTTTCACGGGCCTGTCAATTGGCCAATATTTCTAGATGGGCTGTCAAGGACTGGAAGCGCAAAGATCCAATATTTAAGAAGTTGTGGGACGAGGCGCTGGAAGCGGGCGTTGATACGTTGGAGGACGAGGCTATCCGCCGGGGGCGTGACGGCTACGGAAAGCCCCTAGTTTACCAAGGCCAGTTGACGGGGGACGTGGTAATTGAATATAGCGACGCATGTTTGATTTTCATGCTTAAGGCTAAACGCTACGCAGACAGAAAAGAAATCACTGGCAAAGACGGTTCCCCCCTCATGCCCGAAACTAAAGCCGTAATTCCATGGGCGGGGTTGGAGCAAATGTCAGAGGATGAATTACAGCGAATCTATTCAGAACAGATTGAAAAAACTGGACCTGTTGAGGGCGAATCCTAAACTTAGGGCGCTGGAATTAGAGTTTTGCCGTAGAAACGTTAAGCATTTTATTAATTCCTGGGTGTGGACTTACGATCCGCGTGCGGCGGTTGAAGGCGGGTTAGCACACCTTCCCTTTAATTTGATGCCGCGTCAGGCCGTGTTTATTGACTGGCTGGATGCAAGAGTAACGCACCGTGAAGAGGGGCTGTGCGTAAAGAGCCGTGACGTTGGTTATTCGTGGATGACTTGCGCGTATGCGGCTCATAAGTGGTTGTATATAGACGGATTTAAAACCACTTTCGGGTCACGCAAAGAGGAATACGTGGATAGGTCCGGCGACCTTGACTCGTTATTCGAAAAGATTCGGTTCATAGTTCTCCGGCTACCCTTCTGGATGCGGCCGGAGGGCCTAATGCCTAATAAACATTTCAACTACATGCGTTTAATTAACCCGAAAAACGGTAATCTGATCCGGGGTGAGGCGGGCGACCAGATGGGGCGTGGCGGACGGTCTTCTCTCTATTTGATAGACGAGGCGGCGTTTCTGGATCGGGCTGAACGCGTCAATGCGGCTACTAGCGCCAATTCAGACGTTCGAATTTGGGGGTCTACGGTGAATCATCCCGGTACGATGTTTAGCCGTAAATGGCACGGCGGAAGTTTGGACCCGCGCCAGATATTCGTATTCAATTACCGGGACAACCCCCTCATGACCCCGGAACGGATTGCCAAGAAAAAGAAAGAACTTGAAGTTTGGGAATTTGCGGCTGAATATGAATGTGACGACTCCGCCTCTATTGAGGGGATTTGCATTCCCGGAGTCTGGGTAACTGCGGCAAAAGAAATTAAGCATTTAGCTGTTATTGAGCCTTACGTGTCAGGAATTGGCGGCGGCGACATTGGGGCGGGTAAAGCTAAGTCCGTGTTCGTCCCGCGCTGGGGGCCGGTAGTCGGCGTACCGGTAGCTTGGGGGCAGCCCGACACGACGGAAACCGCGCTGAAAATGCTGGACGCTTGTCAAGCGTCGAAAATTCGCCGGACAGACTACACTGAGTGCGTTATTCAATGTTTGCGGTATGATTCGGTGGGTGTCGGTGCGGGCGTTTCGTCTACCCTGTCTCGGACGTTTAGACCAGGGCTGCAAACGATTGGGGTAAATGTTGGGGATTCACCGACTGACACTAAATGGCCAGACGGCAAGACAGCGGACCAGAAATTTGCCAATTTGAAGGCCGAGGCGTGGTGGACAGGCCGCGAGCGATTCAAGAAGACCTATGAAATGGTTAAATTCTTGAAGGGCGAGGAAGGCGGAATTTCCCACCCCTTGAATGAATTAATTTCTCTACCCGACGATAAAGATAGCCCTGAGGCTCAAACTATGGCCACTCAAATTTCGCTAGTAAAATGCGGCCGGAATGAAGCGGGAAAAATTATCATCGAATCAAAGAAAGATTTGACTAAACGGGGCATTAAGTCGCCGGACCACGCCGACGCGTTGATGCTGACATTCACCGGGACTAATAAATTGGAAATTTGGTCACAGTTGGCAGCATGAGCCGGAAAAGCCGTAGGCGTCCCCCTCATATTCCGGTTCAAGTTCCGAAGGCTTCTTCACAGCCTCCGAAATCGTTGTTGTCCGCGCCCACCGCTGATAGTTTTCAGAACTTTATGCTGTCCCTGGGAATGGGGACAGATAACGCGCTGGCCGCGTCGACTTACGGATTTAATCCGATTACCCGGCAACGGGTGCTACTGGAGTGGATTCATAGAAGTTCGTGGCTCGGTGGTGTTGCGGTTGACGTGATTGCCGAAGATATGACGCGGGGTGGTGTCACAATTAAGGCTACGTTGCCGCCGGAAATAATTGAACATCTTCAGCATGTGATGGTCCATTCGGGGGTGTGGACTAAAACTGCTGAAACGATTCAGTGGGGCCGGTTGTATGGCGGGGCAATCGGCGTCATAATGATCGACGGCCAAGACTTCTCTACGCCCCTCAGGCTTGAGACTGTTGGGCCGGGGCAATTTAAAGGTATTCTTCCGCTTGACCGGTGGATGGTGAATGCCTTGGTTGCGCAGGGTGAAGTCATTGAGGAGTTGGGGCCGGATATTGGGCTTCCTGAATTCTACGACGTAGTGGCGGACGCTCCCGGAATTCCTCGGACTAAAATCCATTATTCACGGGTGCTGCGTCATATTGGAGTTAAACTTCCTTACTGGCAGGCAATTCAGGAAAATTTGTGGGGAATTTCGATATTTGAGCGGTTGTATGACCGGCTTATTGCGTTTGACGCCGCCACACAAGGCGCGGCTCAACTCGTTCAGAAAATGTGGACTCGCGTCTATCAGATTGACGGCCTGCGCGAAATCATTGCGATGGGCGGGCAGCCCATGCAGGGGTTGCTGCAGCAAGTTGATATGATGCGCCGGATGCAGTCTAATGAAGGCATTACGTTAATTGACGGAAAAGATGCTTTCATTCCACATTCTCAGACGGTAAATACAGGTATCACGGATGCACTGGTTCAGTTCGGCCAACAATTGTCGGGCGCGCTGCAGATCCCACTGATCCGGTTGTTTGGCCAGTCGCCAACCGGATTAAATTCCAGCGGTGAAGCTGATCTCCGCACCTATTATGACGGAATTACTCGGGCGCAGGAACGCGACCTGCGCGTGTTTTTAACTAAAGTAATTACCCTTACGGCTTTGAGTGAAGGGATTGAACTTCCTCCCCAATGGGGATTCGATTTTAATTCGCTGTGGCAAATGACTGACGCTGAGCGGGCTGGAATTGCTGGACAAGTTACTGACACGGCCTTGAAAGGGTTTGAGGCCGGTGTGGTAGACCGTTCCACCGTATTGAAAGAAATGCGTGAAAATGGCCGCGTGGTTGGGGCGTGGACTAATATCACAGACGACCACATTGAAGAGGCGGCAATGGAGCCGCCTCCGGCTAGTGCTGAAGCTCGCCAGCAGGCTCTTGAGGAAGAGGCTGCAATGGCCGAGGCCACGGGAGAGCCGGAGACGGGCGGGAAGTCCGAGGGGGGCGACGGTACCGGGGATTCGTCCTATAGGCGCGGACGGGCCGCGCCGGGGCACGGGGGACCGCTGACTGCGCGGGACGGCTGGACGCGGGACGCCGCGACCCTTACAAATTTTCATGGGATAGGAATTGCGATTGAGACATTAAGAGGCCAGCGGCGTTGGAATGGCGGCCCTAAATGGCCTAGTGACTACGGCCACATTACCGGAATTCCTAGCGCCGAGGGGGAATTCGAATTTCTCGATATGTTCCTTGGCCTCCATCACGGTAGCGATAAGGCTTGGATATTCAACCATTATGGCCGGGACGGCCAGTGGGAAGAATTGAAAGTAATGCTGGGCTACCAGACTTTGGAGCAAGCTAAACGAGATTATCAGCTTGCCTATGGCCAAACCGCAAAAGGTGGGATTGAGGGGGTGGCCGTGCCGGAATTGTTTAATAAATTGAAGAGTATGGATGTTTGCGCGCCCCTTAAGAGAAATAGGAATTTGGCGGCGAGGCCGAGTTATGAGAAGACGGCGGTTACTCCTCTATTTGCGTCTGCTTAGGTGGTGCTATGACAACTATCCATGTTCATATCCACCGAAGTAATTCAGGAGAGAAACTGGTAAACGCGGTCCGTTCTGTCCCCTCACGTACGGCTGCCATTAAAGCGAAATTTGAACAAGCGGTGAAGATTGTTGCGTCGTTAACGGGAAAAGCCCAAGACGAAAATAAGAAAAGGTGATAAGATGATTGACTGGAATGACATCCACATTGAATGGGAAGATTCAACCACGGTTAAGGCTGTAGTTCATTTGCCTACGGGTGTACAGGTTGACGGTCCGTGGACTGTAACTCCGGATACGTCTGACCGGGAGCATATCCGGCTTACACTTGAAGGGAAAGTTCACGAGACCCATCACCATAATGGTGAGACGTGGCAGCCCAAGCCAGCAGCATAACCCCTGAGACCCGGCGCGAACGCGTTGCGTGGCACCGCGTTCGCCGGGCCGAGATATTGTACGCCCAGGCACTGCGTCGCGTCGCTCACCAGATTGGCATGCTGGCTGGGATGTTCGAGGGGGGCGATACTATTGCAGAGGTTGAGCAGAAGGCGGGGCTGTTAGAGCGCTCTCTGCAGATTTACGCGAAGACTATTGAACCTTGGGCCAAGGTAATTGCGGGCCGGATGCTGGCGGACGTGTCGCGGCGTGACGAGGCCATGTGGAATACGCTGGGGCGGTCTATGAGCCGGGCACTGCGTGAAGAGATTTCCAAGGCCCCAACGGGTGATGTATTCCGGTCCTTGATGGACCAACAAGTTACTTTAATTACGTCTCTCCCCCTCAAGGCAGCACAGCAAGTCCATGAACTTGTGATTGAGGGTAGAATTTCTACAGCAGGCCGCGCTAGCGATTTGACTGCTGAAATCATGAAATTGGGAGATGTGACTAAAGCCCGTGCTAATTTGATTGGCCGGACAGAAACGGCACGGGCGGCGTCAAATCTAGTACAGGCACGGGCGCAGTTTGTAGGGTCAACTAGCTATATTTGGCGCTCGTCGGGAGATGTTGACGTACGGCCGTTGCATAAGGACTTGGATGGTACGGCGCATTTGTGGGCGGAGCCTCCCGTCGCGGGTGAACGCGGCGAGAGGTCACATCCCGGCTGCATTTATAATTGCCGGTGTTTTGCGGAGCCAATTATTCCGACGAGGTTTTGATAGTCCGCCAGATTTTGCCTTCTTTCTTGGCGATGCGGGCTGCGAATCCTGGTCCGCAGTGTTTGGCGATTTCTATAAGTGCTGCGTCGTTAGTTTCGTAGGTAATTCCGGCGATGGTAGTGGTGATCATTGTAGCGTCCTTCTCGCTGATAAACCTACTTTACCACATCTCGGGGGTTTTGTCAAGTATCTGGGTGTTTCGCCATTTCTTCCGTGTATAAATCGTTTACGCCGCATTCACACCCGGCGCAAACTGCTCTACCCGCAGGCGTGAACGCTACAGCCGATTCTCCGTCACGGGCAACGCAGGGTGTCATGAAACTATTTTCGCGGGGGCATTCTAGTTCGTGACGTTCGATACCTGTGCGGCGGAAGACAGCGTCACGATATTCGTTGGCGAGTTTATAATCGGCTGCTTCTTGAGGGGTAGGTTTGGTCATTTGTTTTAGTCTTTCGGTAAGTGTTAGGGTTAGTAGGATTAGCCTTTCATTTTACGTCTATGAATTTTCCCGTTTCGCGCTTGACATGAATTACGTAGCCCTTACCTGTGAATTTCACTTCACTGTCGGGTTCGACAGCGTGCTCTGGAATATTTAGCATTGATAACCATGTAAATATTCTGGACCTATCCGCGTGACGCGGGCCTATTAGTGGCTCTATTAGTCGGAGAGTGCGCAGAAATACGATTAGGCGGGTACTGGCTAATATTGTAGTTATTTCTCTAGGTTTTCCGACAGCCCATATTTTGACTGTATAACGTGCCATGAGTCTTTATCCTCCTATGTCTTAGACCCTTTGCACTCTACCACGCTTCGCCTATCGTTGTCAAGTACTTGGGTCTGGAATTCGGTTTAGTGTGGAACCATAAGTGAGTAGATAGATATGCCGATGGCAATTGCACTCGTCGCCGCCGCGATTACGCTAGCCCCCATGGCGATTCTGGCCGTGTGGTTGTTTTTTGCACTTAAAGAATTAGATTCACGAGCTAAGGCATTCGCTTCTCGGGCCGATGCATTCGCTTCTCGGGCCGATGCATTCGCTTCTCGGGCTAATGCTATGGCTTTGCGAGCACGGGAATTGGCTCTAGATCTATCCGAAGCTGATTCTTCTAGGTCCAATTGATTTAACCATTCGCAAGCATAACGAAGCTCTCTTCCGTTTAGGGTCTTGGCGTCTACTTTTGCTTTAGTCTTGGCTCGGCCCCAGGTGTTAAATTGTTGAAAACATTCGGATTTGTTTAACAGCCTCATCGTTTCTCCTTCCTATGTCTTAGACCCTTTGCACTCTACCACGCTTCGCCTATCGTTGTCAAGTATCTAGGAGATACCCATGAAACTCTTCACTAAGTTTCTGGCCTCGGTCCTGTTCAGCCTCGGGCTGGCCAGCGTCGCCCTGGCACAGACCTATCCGACTACCACGCCGGTTTACATTCCGACGGCTCAGGAAGCGCCGGTAACGTGCACTGCGGCTTGCGACGTATATTTCTCTGTACAGGGCGTCACCACGGTTTCGGTTCAGTTTACCGGCTCGCCCTCCTCGTTTACGGCGGCTCTCCGGGGTTCGAACCAGAATTCCACGATTGCCAATTCTAGCGTTACTTGGACCACACTTAATCTGACCCCCCTTAATGGTGGCGCAACGGTAACCTCGGTTACGGCAGTTGGCACTTGGACGGCTAGCACGGCTGCGCTGACTCGCGTCAACGTTCACGTGACTGCTGTTTCGGGCTCCGTGACGGTCAACCTTGCGGGTACTAACGGCGGCGCGGTTTCCTATTCTGCGGGTTCCGTGGTCCTGACGGACGTGGAGGCCACGGGTTCAGGTAACGGCGGCGCTGCGCCCGCCAAAGTTGCGGTGATTGGCGGCACGTATAATTCCACCCCGCCTACCGTGACGAACACTAACGCTGTGTCGTTGCAGCAAGATGCCGCTGGCCGACTAATCGTCACTGACCCCAACGTTGAAGTGACCGGTTCGGGCAACGGTGCGGCTGCGCCGTCGAAAGTTGCGGTGATTGGCGGCATTTATAATTCGACTCCTCCGACTGTGACTAATACTAACGCAGCAGCCTTACAGCTTGACGCTGACGGATCGCTGTATGTAAACGTTCGCGATTTTACCGTGCCGAATGACCCGTGCCAGAGTCCGGGTGCTACGAAGTCGTCCGCGATTGTAGCTATCACCACCGCGACGACGACACAACTAGTGGCCTTATCGGGCACAAAATCAGTGTATGTGTGCGGGTTTAATGCCACGGTTGCCGCTGCGCAAACTTTGACGTTTGAATACGGGACTGGCTCGTCGTGCGGTACAGGTACGACCGCGCTCACAGGCGCATTTGCTCCGGCCACAGGTACACCGCTTAACATTGGCGGGGGTGAGGCAACTGCGATCACCGCTCCGTCGGGCAACGCACTTTGTGTTGTATCTACCACTACGGGTAGTACACAGGGCGTTCTTACTTACGTTCAGCAGTAAAGGTTGGACATGCGTATTATCGTTCTGTTGCTGGGGCTGCTACTCGCCGCCCCAGCTTGGGCGCAAAACAACGCGGCCAATTACGGTTCGGCAGCTTACTATAATTTGGCTTTGAGTAATACGCCGGTCACAATTAAGGCCACTTCGGGACTGCTGACTGGTGTCAATTGCTATAACCCAAACGCCGCCGTCGAGTATCTGGAATTATTTGACAACGCCACGGTATCGATGTCTATCACCGGCACGGTGAATGGTACCACGTCGACTAGTTCCAACGTTCTGCATTTCGCCACCACCCCCTCAAATTTGGTTAAGGGGATGGGAATTGTTGATACGTCCACCGGCGCGTCGATTGCGGCGGGCACAACAGTTGTATCCTGGACGACGACCACAGTCACGATGTCAGCTAACGCGGCGGGTTCGGGTGTTGGTGGCACTGATGGCATTACGTTCTTTACGGTACCTAAAACTGTTCTGCCCCTTACGGCCTCGACTGTCACTAATAGTTATTGGCCAATTGGGTTAGCGTTCCCGTCTAATTCAATTAAGGTTGGGGCTACGGCGGACGGTACAACTTACGGTTCAGCTCCCGGCGCTGCTCTCAAATGCAATTTTACGTTTAACTGATGGCTAATCCGCTTTACTATACAACCGAAAAGATTGGTTTAACTCGTTCGAGAACTCCAGAGGGTTTTCTTCTCTGTGAGGGGGCCGCGCTGGCGCGTACGGGTGAACTTATTTATGGCCCAGGCGAAACCCCAATCAAAGTCGGGGCTAACGGATTTGCTGTAATTGAGCGGCACCCGGAAGACGTATTTGAACCTGAGGCCATCGCGTCGGCCACGGGTAAAAGCGTGGTAAATGAGCATCCGCCGATGGATGTCTCGCCAGACAACTGGAAAAAACTATCTGTCGGTGTGATTCTCAATCCTCGGAGGGGTAAAGGGCCAGACGCGGATTTGTTGCTAGGGGATTTGCTGATTACGGACAAAGCCGCTATTAGCCTGATCGAAGACGGTAAAGTGGAGCTGTCTTGCGGGTATAGTGCGGATTATGATGATGTTTCTTCCGGCCGGGGGAGACAAAGCAATATTCGAATTAACCATGTTGCGCTGGTTGACTCCGGCCGATGTGGAATAAGGTGCAGCATTGGCGATAAAAACACAGCCGGAGAGGTTCTAACAATGGCGAGTACAGCAACTAGACTACAGAGCCGGGTGGAAGCTCTGCGCCGCAAAGTAGATCTTGCGTTCAAGACAGACGACGATAGAGCGCTGGAAGAGGCGTTCAAGAGTTTCAAATTCCGAGACTCAGGTGGTAGTTTCCTTGAAGAGGGCGAAGAGGAAACCGATAAAGGGGCTGGCGCTCCGGGTGAACATCACATCCATGTTCACGTGGGAGGTAAAGCTCACGACGACGATGACGATGACGACGCTCGTCACTCTCGCCGCCGTCACCACGATGACGATGACGATGACGATGACGATGACGAGGGGGGAGACCCAATGGAAAAACGGTTGCTGAAACTTGAAGAGACCGTCGCCGGGCTGGCTAAGGCTGTTCAGAAAATGATGGCCGGAGAACGTGCCGAGGCTAAACATTTTAACGAAGACGACGATGATGATGACGATAATGAAGAGGGCGACCTTGGGCCAATGAAAGAAGGTTCCGAGGAAGAGGATCTTGAGCAAGACCCCGATGATCCGAAAGGTTTTGAGGAAGTCAAGGGCGCAACTGGCGATGACGACGATGACGACGATGACGACGATGACGACGATGACGACGCTCATCACTCTCGCCGCCGTCACCGTGACGATGACGACGCTCATTACAAAGGGCGCACCACAGACCGCGCCACGGCTTCTCGTCTGGCCCTACAAATGCAGCAGACTATTTCCCTGGCTGAAATTCTGGCTCCCGGAAAAGTTAAACTTCCAACTCACGACGCGACCAATGTCAAGCGGACCAAAGCGGCAATTTGTCGGGTCCGGCGGCAGGCTCTTGAAGCGGCAGTCAAAGATGACGATACCCGCTCGCTGGTGGAAGATATTGTTGGTGGCCCCCTTAAACTTCGCCACATGACTTGTGACGCGGTGGGCGTTGTATTCAGGGGGGCAGCGACTCTGAAACGAAACGCTAACCGGTTGCGCACGAAGCGTCAGGACACGGCTGGCGGCGGGGGTTTGGGTGTGGTTGGGCCTATTCGTACTCCGGCGGAATTTAACCGGTGGAACGCTGAGCGGCTAGCTAAGAAATCTTAATTTTGGTTGAAGGATTCTAACAATGGTTGCTTTTCAGTTTCGCATGAGCACGGGGTTTGCGGGGGACGTCAACCGCACTCACCCTGCCTCAATCGAACCAGCCTTGCTTGACGCGACTAATCCGCCCGTTAACTATGGCGTGGCGGTTCAGTGTAATACAGCGGCTAACTCTATTCGGGGCCTGCTGGCTTCGGACTATAATGCTACGGACTTTTGGGGCGTCACTGTCCGGCCCTATCCGTTCCAGCAAGGTACGTCAGCAATTGCTTATGCAGGTGCCCCGCTTGGATCGCTAGGTGTGCTGCCTGCACAGCCGGTTGATGTGCTCCGTTCTGGTTACATTTTGGTACCGGTGGTTGGTACGCCGACTAAAGGCGGAGCGGTGTTTGTTTGGTATGCATCTCCCTCGGGCGCTCATATTACTGGCGGGTTTGAGGCGGCGGCGTTCACGCCGATTACCGGCACAGCTACTGGCGGCACAAACGGCACTAATACTATTACGTTCGCTGCCACCCCGACGGGTGTTGTTACCGGCATGACGGTGTCGGATACCACAGGTGGTCACGGTGCGTATATCACTGCGGGCACGTACGTTACGGCGGTATCGGGTACCACGGTGACTTTGTCGGCCAACATTGTGACAACGGTTACCGGTGATACGATTAGCTTTGCGGCCACTACCCAGATTACCTGGGATAAGATCGTATGGAATGGTCCGGGCGGCACAGATAATATCGCCGAACTTATCTTTAACGTGTAATTTGAGGCGGGGTTAAAAACATGCGTAGAACTTCATTTACTATGGACGGGCGTAATGCCGTTCACCCCGGCCAAATGCTGGAGCATAATTACCGGGTTCCGACACGTGACGGCGGATACCGTACCGTTGACTCGACAGGTTCATTTCTCGTCGGTGAATTGGAGCGCTTGGACTATACGCTTCACGAGCCGCTGGTTAGTGTTACGTGGCCGCGTGATATCGACCTGCGCGAGGACGTTACGATTGCGGACGAGGTATCTAGCTTTACGCTGTCCACCTATGCCTCGGCGGGCAGCCTTGGTACGGGCAATGGCATTGGCAACGGCAAGGCGTGGTTGGGTAAAAACACTGACCAGATTGGTGGTGTCGGCCTGGATATCGCCAAAATTCCGCACGCTCTGCGGCCCTGGGGTCTTGAAGTTAAATACACCATTTTGGAACTTGAGTCGGCCGCAAAACTTGGCCGTCCCGTGGACCAGCAAAAATATGACGCCCTGAAGATGAAACATCAGATGGACGTCGACGAAATGGTTTATATCGGGGATACATCTCTTGGTGAAACCGGTCTGATCAACAATGGCCTCGTTACTAACGTCAATAACCTTGTCGCAGGCGCTGGCGGGTTTACCCAGTGGGCGTTCAAGTCCCCTGACGAAATCCTGGCGGACTTCAACACAGCTCTCTCCTCAGTATGGGCGGCGAGCGCTTGGGCTGTGCTACCCGGCCGCGTCATGATTCCTCCGGCACAGTTTGGATACATTTCGACGGCCAAAGTGTCGCAGGCAGGTAATATTTCCGTGCTGAAATACGTCATGGAAAACAACGTAGTCAGCACTTCGGGCCAGGGCACGCTGGAAATTCTACCGTGTAAGTGGAATATCGGCGCTGGCGCAGGCGGTGTAATCGGCACTGCGGGTACTGTCGATCGTATGGTGGTTTATACTAAAGATAAGAACCGCGTTCGCTACCCAATGACTTTGCTGCAGCGGACCCCGATCCAGTACAACAGCATTTATCACAGCACTACGTATTTCTGCCGTTTGGGTGCGGTGGAAGTTGTTTATCCGGAAACGATCGGATATTTCGACGGCCTGTAATAACCCCTAAACTAAGTAGTGGGAAGGAAACTTCGATATGGTAGAGTATTCGCCGTTCAATACACAGGTGCCGTCTGGGGTCCTGCCCCCTCAGGACGCCTTCCAGCCGGGGGATAAACCCGTTCTGATGGTGTTCCCTAAACGGGTCATTCTTACGATGGCCAATTGGGACGTCACAAATCCAGATCAAGTGGACCGCGTGAACCCGACTCGCCGGATTCATTACCCGGCGGGAATTCATGAAGTCCCTGAACGTCTGGCAAATCACTGGTATTTGGGGGCGAATGGTGTGGTTCGTCACGAATCTGCGCTCGCCGTCCCCACTGCGGCGAGTGTAGACCCTTCGCCGGTTGACGCGGAAGCCCTCGCGCAACCGGCGAAGACCCCTAAAAAGAAAGGCTAGCCTATGCCCCTTACGTCTAAAGGCAAGAAAATCATGCATCACATGCAGGAAAAATACGGGCCTGAAAAGGGCAAGTCTGTATTTTATGCCTCTAAAAATAAGGGAACAATTGAGGGGGTAGACTGTGACGACGCAGATTTAGCTAATCGGGCGTTAGAATTTTCAGAAACCGGCGAGCGTCCAGGGGGAATGATCAGTACGACCAA